CTTCGAGGACTGCCGCGAAGTCTCGCCCTTTGTTGCTGCTGAATGCTCCGGGCACGTTTTCCCAGACCATAAACCGAGGTCTGACCATGTCACCTGTCCGTCCGTTCTTTCTGTCATGCTCTCTCATCTCCTTTACGATGCGGACCTGTTCCATGAACAATCCGCTTCTTGCGCCGGCCAATCCAGCGCGTTTTCCTGCAATGCTCAAATCCTGGCACGGTGAGCCGCCCGTGATAACGTCCACGACTTCGATCTCCGCGCCGTTGATCTTTGTAATATCGCCGAGGTGTTTCATCTTCGCCCCTCACATTCTCCGACCAAAATATTTTTCATACTCCGCGTCGCTCCATTCCGTCCAGACGGAGACATACCACGACTTGCTTTCCGGGTTCTTCTTCGCCCGCGCGAGCGCGTGAGAAACGACGGTAGGTGATATTCCGCGCAGCCGCGCAAGCTCTGTCGGCGAATCCGCAACGCAGGTCACGACGCCCGCGTGCTTGTGGTCGAGCGCGAGGTAGAGGTATCTTCCCTTCATCCCTGCTGTCCTTTCAAGCGCTGATAGCGCCGCGTTTTGAATTGGCGCGCGCATAGCCAGTCGCATTTCGCGGCCGTCAGGCGACGCTTTTCTTCCTTCGCCGCGCGGAGTGCGGAGATATCCGCCGCGTAGTGCGGGCAGTGATCCTGACAGCCGGGATACCTCGTCGGCGGCTCGCAGAAGTGGCAATGCTCAAAGAAGTATGTCGACCTCCGAAAGCGGACGGAACTCGACATACTTCTTTGAGCTGCCGCGCGCCGTCGCTTTGATCTTAACGATGCGGACTTCAAGCCCAAGGGAACCGAGGATGCCTAAAAGCGTGCGGCGGTCTGCCTCCGCGTCGATGGGCGACGGGATGCGCGTCCATTCGGTTTTATTCATGGGGTGTCCTCCTTTGTGAGATAGGCCATGGCGGACTGCACGCCGAAGACGCGCGCCGCCTGATGGTCGCTGAAAAACACGTCGATGTGGGTTCCGTTCACGCCGCCGCCGCAGTCCTCGGCGATATACTCGCGCTGTGTGCCATCCGGGAAGATGAGCAGGACGTGCGTGCCGTAGGGGATGACGCGCGGGTCGACGGCGATGGTGCGTCCCTCTGCCGCCAGTGTGCCGGTGGCCGTAATGCCGTCGTCCTTGCCGCAGCAGCGCGTACAAGGACAATAGGCGGTCAAGGTATACTCGCCGAGAAATACGTCGTCACAGGCGGCAGGCTCGCTTGCAGGGATATCCCACGCGGGGTCATAGGCGGCGGGCGCTTCCTCCACCGTAACCTCCGCGTATTCTTCGGCGGGGGCGGCGGGCGGAACGGAGAGGATCAGCGCCGCGAGGACGGCGAAAAACAGGCGGTTCATGGTGCGTCCTCCGTTGTGAAAATCTCCACAACGGTGAATGCCCGCTCGTTGTAGAGCTTATTGGCCGATATCGCATAGACCACGGCGTCGTCGGCGTAGGCGTGGCCGTTGAGCGCGTCCATGACGGCCTTGACGATGTTGTCGATATCGCCGTGATCCTTGAGGTATGGCGTGCCGACCATGCCGGGGGCGTCGCGCTTCGGTGTGCGCTTCGGGATGGGGAATCGGGCGTACACACAGAGGAACAGGGGCTGACCGTCCGGGAAACGGACGGCTCCCGCTTCCTCCCACGCGCGGCGGATGGACGCCTCAAACTGCTGGGTTCGCTTCGGGGTATATGTACCAAAGCGCGTGACGCGGGGGCGTCCCTTGGGGATGGGCTGTCCGGGGACAATAAAGCTGGTTTTCACTGCTCCCCCTCCTTCATGTACTTTTCGAGATAGGGCTTCATCCACGCTTTACTGGAATGGATGGCCGGTTCTTCGACCGGCTGCGCCTTATGCAGCGGCGCAAGCAGGTCGGAGAGGTCAGGGAAATACTTGTTGTGCGCGGCATAGTCGAGCGCCGCGGCCTTGACCGGCTCATAGTCGTAATTCTCGAGCACTGCCGCCCATGCCGTCATGGTGACGGGATTGAGCTGCTTGGCGTTGGGGTAAAACTGGCGCAGCAGCGAGAAGAGCTTCTTGCGTTCTGTCTTGTCCATGACGGCCACCTCAGAACGGGAGTTCGCCGTCGCCGAGCTCTTCGATCTCGTCGAAACCGGCGGGGGCGCTGAAATCCTGTGATGCGCCGCCGCGCTTCACGCCGGAAACGGCAATGAAGTCAACGTCGAGGTCGTAGTATGTCTTCTCGTTGTACTCGTTTTTTGAGAGCGCGCCGACGGCGAGCACGCAGTCCATCTTGCGGACGGCGGCGACGTCCTTTGCCTTGCCGCGCCAGCCACAGAGGCGGACGAACAGCGTATTGCCGTCCTCGTGCTCCTGCGCGGCGACGGTGACCTTGCCGAGGTCGTTTCCCTTGGCGTCGAAAGTCTCACCGTCGCGGACGGCATTGCCGCAGATGAGATAGACGTCCTTCGGCTGGCCTGAATAGTAGGTCTTGCCGATCTTAACCATTGCCATCGGGGTCATCCTCCTTGAGCTCGAACGCGTGACCCATGCGATTCTCGTAGGTCTTCTTCACCTTGGCATAGGTGACGGGGAGCGCTGCGGGCGACAGCTTGTCCACGCTGTCAAAACCGGCAAAGCCGCGCTTGTCCGACTTGGTGATCGCGATGAGACCGGCCTTGATCTTCGCTTCGTCGCCGCCGTACAGCTCGGAGAGCATCTGCGAGAGGGCGCGGCGCTGGTAGCGCTGCATTTCTTTCTCCGCCTGCGTGCCGCGCTGGGCCTTCTCCCCCGCGCCCGTGCGCTTGTCCGTGTCGGGGTCGTCCTTCTTAGTGGCGACGTGGAAGAACTTCAAGAGGAAATATTTCTCGGCATAGGTCAGCGCCTTGCCGACGCCCTTTTCGCCCGCGAGGTCGACGCCCTGCGCGTACCAGGGGACGGTCAGCTCTTCGCCGGTCTCCACGTCGTACCAGCGCATGGTGATGACCATTTCGGTGAGGTAGCGCACCGTGCCGCTGCGGGTCGTGCCTTCGTGCAGCTGCGCACCGGTAACGGACGGGATCAGCAAAAGGCCTAACTCGTCCATCAGGGGGCGGAAGGTATCGAGCACGTTTTCGTCGGACGCGAAATCGTACTTGTCCGAGGTGTTCTTGCCGTCGCGGATGACGCTATCCACGCAGCGCTGCATTTCGAGCAGCTTTTCATAAATGGTGATGTTCTTTTCCATAGGCTGTCTCCTTTAAGCGAGCCGCCCGCGCGGATGCTTCTTTGTCTTGATCTCGTACAGGGTCTTGCAGACGTGGAACGAGGCGAGGGCCTGTCCAACGTCCGCAGGATAGAGACGGTATGTACCGTCCGGCAAGAACTGGACGGCGAAGAGGGATTCGGGATAGATGGCATTGTCGCCGCAGAGGGTGAAATACCCGCCGAGCTGCGCGGAGACCTTGCTCTTGGCGATCTGAGAGACGAATTTATAGTCGAGGATCGCGAGCGTGCCGTCGAAGTCGGCGACAAGATCAGGCGTCCCGGCAAAACACTCGGTGCCGAGCGGCTGCTCGATGAGATACGGGTCGATGCGGTGCTCAGCGAGAAACAGCTCGACGGAATCGGCATAGGGGGCGTAAGCGTCCGGCAGCTCGAAATCCTCCGGCGCGCCGCCGGTCAGGCGGTGGGCAAGGTAGGCGTGCATCGTCGCGCCGCGGTCGGCGGCGGCTTCGACTGTCAGGGCGAGCATATCGTCCTCGGGTTCGTCATAGTCCTCGCCGAGCGGGGCGACGAGCTGCGTCACGCTCGGGACGGCCTTGCCGTCGACGGTGTAGGCGTGCTTCGCGTCGTCAAAGGTCACATCAAACATGGCGTCCCTCCAAAATGTCGATCAGGCGGTAGAGGATGCGGGACAGCTCGACCGCGCCGAGGGCGATCATGGCAATGGTCAACGGTGTCATTCTTCATTACTCCTTTCCCAGCGGCGGCGGTCGCTGACGGAATCGCCGTCCATCCATTCGTCAAATTGAGATTCTTCTTCACAGGTCAGCGTGTCGAAAAAGTTGGTGATGCGCTCAAGCAGCGCTTTCCGGCAGGGGCGGCATATCCAATCCCGCGGGCGCATCGCGCCGCCGCACTTCGGGCAGGTCTCGGCTGGCCGGACTTCGGTGCTCTCGCACGCGGGGCACTCGAGGGGCTTGCAGTAGTCCGCTTGAAACACGGTCTGGCACTCCATACAGATACATTGAATCGTGTTCATTCGCTCGTCCCTCCTGACAGGCATGAGGCCAGCGTGGCGGCGGAAATATATCCATTCTGGAAGGGATAGCGGCGCTTGAGGCTGCGCTCGTCCGCAAAGCCGGTGTAGGCCTTGACCTCTTTGACAGAGAGCAACCGTTTGCCGCCGGTAAACTCCAAAATGTCAGCGAGGTTTTCGCGGTAGTTTTGCTTTTCGCGAGGCATTGTATATTCTCCTTTCTTGGGGTGGTCGTGGTTGCGGGGATGGTCAGGCGTCTTGGCTCGGGGTACGAAAGGAACAGAGGGTTGCCGCCCTCCTCTGTACCACGGCGGAAAAAATCTCGCGGAGCTGCGGGTTTCTGGCAATGACGGTCAACTTGGAGACGGCTTTGCACTCTGCCGCCGTCGCGCCGGATGTGCGCAGGCGTTTTTGCAGATTCCGCTTGCGGGCTTCCAGATCGCAGCCCGCGCGCTCTTCCAGCTCCCGGTAGAGATCGCCGGTCGTCGTCTGGTAGTTCAGCGAATACTCCTTGCACATCTGGCGGATGGCATGTCCGGTCTCGTCCTGCCAGGTATCCTTGCCGGTGGCAGCGGGGGCGGCGATGAGGGCAATTCCCTTTCGCGTCTGCTCCGCTGACTGTTCCAGCGCGGCGATGCGGCGCTCCTGCTCGACCAGCACACCCGCCTGCGCAAGAAGCTGTTCGGCGGGGGTGAGCTGCTTTTTCTGATAGCTGCCGGTGCGGCGGATGGACGGAATGACTTCGGACGTGACCCATTTGCGGAACGGCTTGGCCTCGGGCTTGTCCGAGCGGAGGATGACGGAGTAAAGGCCGGATTCGTTGATGACGGTGGTGTCCTGCTGGCGACCGATCGAATCGGTGAGGTGAGTTTGACTCACCTCATCTTTATCGAGCCGCTCGGCCACGCGTGCAGGGGTTGTGAGATTCAGCACGTCACATACATCTTTCAGGACGAACCACGGTTCGCCGTCACGCTCGACCGTGCGGACGGTGGACTGCTGATAGGTAAAGGTTTGCAGTGCGTTCGTGGGGGCTCCTTTCATAAATTTATCGTCTAAAGCCGTTTGCCTTTGATTTCAGCCCATAATTTTTGCTGTTGCGTTTTCTGCTCCCGCCGTTTCGACGCTTGGACGCGCTCGTCCCATGGTTCGATTGCATGAGGCGGGCAGCTTGGGTTCTCAAACTAACTTTGCTCATATACATTTCCTTTCATTGAGTTGCGCCATTTCTTGGAATGTGGTATAATTTGCTTAACTTCAAGAAAGGGGACGTGCATTGATGAACATTCCAAATGATGGCTTGCAAATGAACTACACTTGCGATTCGTGCGGGAAATCGTTTCTTGCCCCGGCGACTACTCCGGCAGAGAAACTTATCTGTCCTCACTGCCGGAAGCCTCTTCTGATGGATGCGAACCGTCAGAAGGCTGCTGTTGCTGGGAACATTCTTGGTCAGCAGTGGCAAGATTCACATAAGGAGAAGTAACCTTCCCCCACGCGACTATCGCCTCCATCGACAGCCGATTCACTTTCTCGAGTGCGTCGGCTGTCTTTTTTGCTTTCCACCGAAAGCGATACAGATTGCACATGCTTTTCACAAACTCGGTCAGGTCCTTCAATGGGACCAACACCGTCAAACCGGAGGGGTGCTTAATTGTGATAAATGGTTGGGGCAGAGGCATGTTTCGTCTCTTCATAAATAATTCACCTTTCTAAGATAATTTTAGCTGAAAAAAATTTGCTCAGTCTGTGCGATATCAAGGTCGAGAAGATTTTTCAGCGCACGGACTTCACCGAGCGAAAATTCCCCATGAGTTTCGTTTAGCTTGGCATTAAAAGCCGAAAGGCTAATTCCGATTCCGCGCGCAGCGTCTAACTGCGTCATTGACTTCTCGCGGAGTTTCCCCTTTAACATAGCTGTGTTCATTTGCTCACCTCACTTTCATTTTCACCTTTTCAAGATAATTTTATTATAACCATTTATTTCACCTTGTCAAGATATTTTTTGTTGACTTTTGGAAAAGCCATGGTATTATTAAGACAATAAATTGAAAGGACAAGAAGCGATGACAATAGGGGACAAAATCCGGCTGCATCGGAAAGCCCTCGGCTTGACACAAACGGAATTAGGCGAAAAGCTGGGGGTAAAAACCAATGCTGTAAGCAAATGGGAGTGCGGCCGGGTCGACGATATACCAACATCCAAGATAAAAGCAATGGCAAAACTGTTTGACGTTCAGCCTTCATATCTGATAGACGAAAAACAGCCCGCCCCAACAAATGAGGGCGAGCTGAACGCAGAAGATAAAAGGCTGCTCATGATGATCCATAATCTTTCACCGGAGGACCGGGAACGGATTGCTGCGATAATAGAAGCTCTTGCAGGGCTTGAATAGCAAGCGCCTGCTTTTCCGGGGGTAGGGAACGCAATGCCAACAGGATTTCAAGGTCTGTCATGGGACGCTCCTTTCTATTTGAAACCCCGGCCCGCCGAAGCGGAACCGGGGCTTTAATGGGAGGGGACTACAGAAAAGATATCCCCATTTAGCAGGAAAGTCCAATGCAAAGGGCGGATTTTCCTTGCAAAAAACTTGAAAGGAGGGAAAACGGTGAATTTTTCGGAAAAAGCGCGCGCAATGCGCATGAAAAGCCCGCTGACGCTGCGGGAAATCGGGGAGCAGTGCAATGTGTCGGAAAGCATGGTATCGCGATACATTTCCGGCGCGGCGAAACCGCCGGACGATGTGGCCGAAAAGATTCTGGAGATCCTGCGGAACAGCGAGCAGGCCGATGACCGTGGCATTTACGCCGCCCACATTGATGATCTGCGGCGGCTGATCCGCCAGCAGCAGCGGGAGAAACGGGTATTGTTTGGGATTCTTACGTTCCTTTTGATTTTTCTGCTGCTGCTCTATCTGGATGCTACTCACGGGGGATGGGGCATAATCCGGTTCACAGACTAAAATTCGCCGGAGATTACACGCGTCACAGGCTCTCTTGACGAGCAAATGTGAAATTACCCTATCAGCCGCAGAAACGCGCGCACGCGGCAACGTCGCGCGAATCTGAGCAATAAAAAAGCGCCCTGCGCGGCAACGCAGAACGCTTTGACCAATCTACCCCGCAACCACGACGAAGCAAGGCAAATTTGGGAGGTCAAGACACAGTATAGCACGCCTTCCATTGTCTGACAAGTAATATTTGGGAGGTAAACCATCATGACCAAGAAAAAATACTATCAGAGACCGGACGGACTGTTTGAGACAAGCAGGACTGTCAACGGCAAGCGGATCTTTTTCCGCGGCAAAACATGCGCAGAGGTCGACCGCAAGATCCTCGCGTACAGCGCCGAAAAGAAATTAGGGCGAAAGGTCCCTATCATCGCCGACGAATGGTTCGCAGCAAAGGAGGAAGAAGGGATCAGGCAAGGCACTTATCGCCCGTACCGATGCGCGGTAGAGCGGATCAAGAAAGCATTCCCGATGGCGGCGGGAGATGTATGCCCTCGCGATATCAAGCGATATATCGCAGAATTCGAGGGCAAGGGCTATTCCAGACAGACAGTGCAAATAGAACTCTATGTACTCAAGGCGATATTCTCTCACGCCGTACTCAAGGGGGATATTGACGTAAGCCCAGCAACAGAGGCAAAGCACAGCCGTAACCTTCCCCGCAAAACGCGCCACGCGCTGACGGAAGAGGACGAGCGCAAGGTCGAGGAATACCGCGGAGAAGACTATCTGCTCGGGATGATGCTGCTCTATACCGGCTGCCGCCGCGGCGAGCTGTTGGCCCTTAACTGGCAGGACATCGACCGCAAGGCCGGGACGATCACGATCAACAAAAAGCTCAACTACGAATACGGGAATATTCCACGCCTTGAGCACTTCATGAAGAACCGCAACCGCGAGAACAACGATGGCAGCGGGCGCACGATTCCCCTGCTCTCGCCTCTTGCCGAGGTGCTGCCGAATCAGCGGCTCGGCCTGATCTTCCACAATGAGCAGGGGCAGCCATTGACCGCTTCGCAGTTGAGCAAAAGATGGAGAACTTACTGCCGGAATACTGGTCTGGTCGAATACGTCCAGAACGAGAACGGGGAGCCGATTCCAACGTACCCCATCACGCCGCACTGCTTCCGGCACAGTTTCACAACGATTTGCTATGAGGCTGGGCTTGACGTTAAGACGATGGCGGCATTCATCGGCGATACGGAACAGGTCACGACCACTGTCTATGCGGAGCTGCGCGCCCGCCATCATGCCAGCGGCGCGGAGCGGGTCAACGCGTACCTTGCAATGAGAGCCGAAGACCGGGCAAATTCCGCGAAAGCAGAGTGAGCAGAAGCAGCAAATTTACTGCGTCATTACTGCGTCCGAGATATAGACAGTTTGGAACAGTCTCGCACAGTCCGGCGCAAGCCGCAAACCATTGCGGCACAAGGGTTTCCCTTGATTTGCAAGGGTTTCCGGATCTTCTTTCTATTTAACGAGATTTTAAATACTTTTCTTGCAATATCAATGCAAAATAGGCGTGCTGCGTCATTACTGTGTCATGCATATAATAAGAGCGTCCCCACCATTGGCGGGGGCGCTCTTTGTGTTGGGGTCAGCGAATGGTGGTATCAAACTCGCGGGCGGTCTGTTCGTCGAACTCGGTCTTGAAATCATCGGGGAAATGGTCGGAATAGATCGGGCTGCTGCCGACGACGGGACACTTGACCCTGCATCGGGAGCCGTCCGGCTGCGGGACGGAAAGGTAGATGCCGGATGCCAGCGCGGCAGAAAACGCTGCCTCATCGCTGCCCGCCTCGCGGATGCTGGCGGGCTTTCCGACGCTTGCAAAGACGGTCGAGCCGTTGCCATCGTGGGAGGATTCGGCAGGCGTATGCAGGCCGTAGACCGTCAGCCCAGCAAACTTGTACGGGGAGAAGTCCACCTCTTTCGGGAGCCGGATGCGGACGAGCTGACGGAGGCGGGACGTCTCCGAATCGACATCCCATCCCAGCGCGGCGATCTGCTGGGCGGCGGAATGATGCTCCGGGGCGCTGCTGGTCGAGCCGACGGCGACAAAGCCGTCTTGCTCGCGGATTTGCGGGATCTCTGTTGCACGGGATGCGGCGTAGGTGGAGAGGATTACAAGATATGTCATAGTGTACGCTCCTTTCTGGCGTATCGGTATGTTGATGGTATCATGGGCCGCGTTGGTTGTCAACGCTCCCAACTGCGCTTGTTGGTGTCCTGTCGATGGGTGGCGCGCCCCGGTCAGGCCGGGAGCGCGTCAATTTCTGTTGCAGCGCGGAGGGCCTGCAAATGCTGCTCGGTGTTCCGGTTGTACCAACACTTTTTCGCGCTGTGCCAGCGCCAGCCGTCCGCCTTGAGGGCTTCGCGCACCGCTGCGGACGGTTTACCAGAGAAATAGACCTCTACTCCGTCATGCTCGGGGCAGAATGCCACGCGCAGCGCTGCGGAGGCCGGTTCGTCGGGCTGCGCCGTTTCACCGGCGATCTGCGGGCGGCGGGCGCTTTCGCGGGGGACATACTTCACGCCGCGCCCGTTATCCTCAAGACAGCCGAAGTAATAAAAGTTCACGTCGAAATAGTCGATCATCCCGTCGCAGTCCTCGCGGTTAAAGGACTTCACATAGTCGTCAACGTCAGCGGCAACGGCGCGGATCTCGTCAGCGGGGATCTTGTACCACTCGCCATGCGCTTCCCAGATGCGCAGGATCTCGGCGCGTTCCTCGTCACGGTTCCAGCTCGTGAGCTTCCAAACGGAGTTTCGCTCGGCGCGGCGGCGAATCTGTTCCCGGTCTGCGGCGGTGAGCTGGTCGAAGGTCTTGAAGATCTCAACGGGGGCTTCCTTCATCGTCACAAGCAGCTCTTGACACATGCTCGCATATTTCGTACGCACGCTGAATTTGTAGCCGGGATAATTGACCTTGACATAGCGGCGGACGTTCGCGGCAATGTCTTTCAGGCTGCGGGCGGGGTCGTAGTTGCAGCCCGCCCAGCCGTTTGCGGTGTAGAACTCGCTGCGGACGCTCTCGGCGGTCTCGTGGGTCACGGGGGCTTCGCCGCTGTCGTTGCTGCGGAGCTTGTAGATCGGGAAAAGGCGATCAAACTCGGCGTTGATCTGCTGCATGGTGGCGGTATCGCCGCCCACGTCGGGGTGATTGAGCTTTGCAAGGCGCTTGTATTCGCGCTTCAGCTCGTCTAATGTCTTGACGTTCTCAAAATACTGTGTCATAATGATTTAACTCCTTTTCTGATTCGTGATTGTGTTAGACTTGGGGCTTGCCTCGGTCAGTGTTCCCGCACTGGCCGGGGCGTTTTTCTTTGACTGACCGGCTCCCCGCAGGTATCCGGCTTTGTAGGCCAGGCACGCGATTTCAAAGCGGCTGCCGCCGCTCGCCCTACGCAGCAGAAACAATTCGTAAAGCGTCAGGTCCTGGGCTTCTGGGATCTTGGTTAATTCGATTCGTTCGAGAGTTAACATGGATGGCATCCTTCTTTCAGTTTTGATTGGATGGCCTCCCGCTGCTCTCGCTGTCGTGGTTGCTTGGTATGGTTGCATAATATCACAGTTACGCACAGCTGTCAAGCGCATTATTGCAAAGTTACGATTTTATGTGTATTTTTGTTATATTGCACAGTTACGGCGCGCCCGCCTTTGTCACATATTACAAAATTACGCGATTGAAGTAGACACGCAGCTGCTTTTGCGGTATGATATGCAGGTAAGAAAGGAGGCCAAGCATGAGCGAAGAAATGAGCAACACAAAAAAGAATCGTGCAAGTGTAAAGGCGATTGCCGAGTACAACAAAAACAACTATGACCGGCTCGCCGTTGTCGTTCCGAAGGGCGGCGCGGAGCAGATCAAAGCCGCCGCCGCCAGCGAGAACAAGAGCACAAACCGCTATATTCTGGAAGCGCTCGAAGCAAAGAGCGGGTTGCGGCTTGCAATGGACAGCGCCCGCAGCTTTGCCGCAGCGTCTCGAGGATATGCGCATAATCCAGCGCCAAACGGTGCAGGAGCGCGTCAAGGCTCGCCCGAGGGTTATTTGACGCCCGCAGCCCTTAACGCCGCACAGCGCGCCGCAGACGCCGAAAACGAGGATGTTTCCGCATTCATTGAGCGGGCTATCCTCACTCAGGCAGACCGAGATGAAAAGAAACGGCAGGTCATGACCCCAAACACTCGCGAAAAGCCTGCCGGGGCAGCGGATGCCGTGACGTCTGCCTTAGATGCGGAGGAAAGCCGATGACGCCGAAAACATCCGAGGCGCAGCGCCGCGCGTCGCTCAAGTGGGAACGGGAGAACGTCGAAAAGGTCACGATCAAATTGCGCAAAGACCAGACGCCGAGCAAAGACCAGATCCGCCACGCCGCCGAGCAGTGCGGCCAGAGCGTCAACGCGTGGATACTCGACGCGATCAGAGACAAGATATAACAGCAGCGCCCGGGGCAGCAGCTCCGGGCGTTTGTCATGCCCTCCCCCGCCGCCGTCGCCGAGCAGATGACCGCGCATATACAATACATATCGCGCGCGGGCGTGCGCACGGATAAAATAAATATATTTATTTTATACCTTACTGCCGTAGGCTAATAGTAAGGCTATCGTATAGCAGAGAGTAGCGTAAGGAGTATGCAGTTACGATAATCCCTACTCCGACAAGATAGTCTTATTCTTCTGACGGTGGCGGTATCTGTAAGTAATTACCATTCCGTGAGTAATAGCAGAGGCTTACGTATAGCAGAGAGTAACGGTAGGAGCAGAGAGTAACGAGTAGCAGAGGGTAAAGGCTTAGCAAGAGTATGGCAAAATAGGCAACTAAGAGACTGGAGAAGAAGTAAAAAACGCGCGAGGGCTGGGGCAATGAGGCAGACGGGAGCGGCAGGGGCGAGGCTGTCGCCGCCGCGATTTAAGAGTTTATTAACTATTTTCCTTGATTTTGCAGGGCTTTTCGGGTGCACTGCGTCTTTACTGTGTCATTTCGGGCAATTCGGCAGGGATGGACGCAGGCTACGCGGGATCAATGACGGCGCGCAGGGATGCAATAGGCAGCACGACGGCGCGGGGCGATTCGGTCACGGCCCGGGCGCGCGGGGATGGCTGGCGGCTGCGCGGCGCAGGGATGGGGGCGGGCTGTATTCCGACAACGAACTAAGGGGCCGGGGGTAGCGGAAAAACGGCGGGGTCTCGCGGGGACGGGTGTATAGCTATTGCCGCACATCTTCCCCGCTCTTTTTGCCACCTCGGGGTAGCGGGAAAAGGGGCGGCGGGGTCTTGAAAACGGTGGTCTGCAAAATATTTTGCGGACGATACTGTGTGGCGCTGTATCTCGCTGTATCCATGAAATTTTGTCCATTGACTGGGCTTGCATTTCGTGCATAAATGGGAACTGGGACGATGGATTCGCAAGAGTGATCATGAGAAAACCCTCCTACACGGCTGCCCGACGGCATGAAGGGCAGCCACATGCAGACATAGCTCAGTTGGGAGAGCGGCGGCAATTAAGGCGGGATTGCTCGCGACAATGCAGGTTCGATTCCTGCTGTCTGCGCCAACGAAACGAAAGGGGGAAAACGGTATGGCGGATGAGCCGATCAAGAAGCGGCGCGGGAATCCGGCCTTTTCGAAGAAAAAGGGCGAGCCGGGATATATCGAAAACCGCGACACCGTAACGGGGCAGCTTGCCCGTTCCAAGGCGGCCCACGAAGTCGTCTCGATATTCCCCCACGTTGAAGACTTCCAGAAGGTCGCCGACGACTACTTCGACGAGTGTGACGAGCGCGGCGTGCTGTACGGCGAGGCGGGGCTTGCACTTTACCTCTCCGAGCACAACAAGAAGGGCCGAACCGTAACGCTGACGGTGCTGCGCTCGTGGTATGACGGTGACCGCTGCGCGTATTTGCAGGACGCCGTGCAGATGGCGTATCTTCGCATTCAGAATCAGGTCGAAACCGACGAGCGATACCGCGAGAAAGGCATGGTCACGAGGGGGATTTTCCTCCAGAAGCAGACGCGCCTTGGCGGCTATCAGGACAAGATCGAGCAGAAAAACGACACGACGGTGCGCATCGTTCACGGCGACAGCGTGGACGACAGCGATTTCAAGTGAGAAAGGGGCGAACAGGAATGACGGCGATGCTTGCGGTGCTGCTGGTGATGGCTGCGGTCATCCTCGCGGAGACGTCGGCGCTGTTTGCCCGTGAATTCTTCAAAACCAAGGAGCAGCGCACAGAGCAGCGCGTGGAGCAGGAAATGCACAAGCCGCCGCCCGACCCCATCGACGAGGGATTTGAGAACATCATGCGGTACGCCGTGAACGGCAAGACCGGATTCGAACGAGAGTGACGAAGGAGTGAGGACATGAGCATTGATCTGAGCGTTCAGGGCGTTTTTGACAAGTCCATGTACCTCATTGACGCGCAGAATGAAAGCACCGGCAGCACGGACAACAGCGACACGACCGAGTACAAGGTCCGGACGCTGGGCATTCTCAATAACCTCATTGACGACGCCTACCCCGCGAGTGACACCTTCGCCATTGGCGAGGACGGCAAGCGTCCGGCTCTCGACGATCTGACGAGCTTTCCCGACGAGATCAAGATGGACCCGTACATTGTGCGCAGCGTCCTCCCCTGCGGGCTTGCGGCAAAGCTGCTGAGCGAGGAAAATCCGACGCTTGCAGACTTTTTCTGGCAGCTCTACGAGCAGCGCCTCGCCAAGGCGCGTGCAGGAGTGCCTGCATCGTTCGAGAGCATCGAAGACGGGCTGCCGTATGGCGGCATCGAGTACGGGGAGTTTGCGCGATGGTGGTAAACGGATGGTATACCTGCCCCAAATGCCGGAAAAAGCTGCTGCGGGTGCTGAAGACCAGCACCGTGCGTAATACGCCGGTATGGTGCAGCAAATGCAAGGCCGAGCGATTCCCGCTCATCGTTGACGGGGTGCAGCTCGCGGACGAATAAGTACATAACAAGCAAGAGCGTTCAACGCCGAGACACACGGTTTTCCGTGCTGTTTCGGCGTTTTTTATTTTTATCCATACGCCGGGGCAGACCAGCGCCGGTGCAAATACATTCCCACGGCAGACCAGCCGAGGAAGGAGCATCACATGAACGAATCCATCGAAAACACCGAAGTCATGGAAGAGACTGCCGACCAGCAGGACGCATTTCTTGACGGCTGGGGCGAAGATGACGGCCTTGACACCGAGGTTTCTGCCGACGGGCAGGACACGGACGATCAGGAGGAAAGCGTAGGCAGCGAGACCGACGCGGGCAGCGAAGACGCCAGCGAGGATTCTCTCGAGGGCACGGAAACCGGTGCATCGGGCGAGGCTCAGGAGGCTGACGCTGCCGAAAACACTGACCAGCAGCCCGCCGAAGGGCAGCAGGAAGAGCCGAAAACGTGGACACTGCGCCATCTGGACAGTGAGCGAACGGTCGGTGAGGCCGAAATGGTCACCCTCGCACAGAAGGGCCTTGATTACGACCGCATCCGCGGGAAGTACGACGAGGCAAAGCCCGTGATCGAGATGTTCGGCGAGTTTGCGCGCGCAGCCGGCATGAGCATCCCCGATTACGTCAGGAGCGTCCGCACCGAAGCAAAGCGTGCGGGCGGCATGAGCGAAGAAGAAGCCCGCCGCGCCGTCGATCTTGAAGAGCGCGAAGCGAGCATTCATGCGCAGGAAGCCCAGCAGCAGGAGCAGCAGGCCGCAAAGCGTGCTGAACAGGAGCGCATTAACCGCGATCTTGTTGAGTTCCAGCGGGCCTTTCCTGACGCCTACGACAACGCGAAGAAGGACCCCAAGAGCATCCCTGACAGCGTGTGGGCCGAGGTGAAAAACGGCCTTTCGCTGACGGCAGCCTATTCCCGCTACGCCGTGGAGCAGGCGCGCGCCAGTGTGAAAACCGCGCAGGAGACGGTCAAGACCGTGCAGCAGACGCAGAAGAACGCGCAGCGGTCGACCGGCAGCATGAAGTCTGCCGGGAACGACAGCAGGAACGTCGATCCGTTCCTTGCCGGGTTCGGTTCCTGACCGATAGGGCGTCCTCTTTGCCCAAATGAAAGAGAGGAAAGAAAATGGCACTCGATTATACCGTGAAATATGCGAGCAAAATTGCCAACCGCTTTAAGCTCGCATCCAAGACCAACCGTGCAGCCGGTCACGAATACGAATTTACCGGTGCAAAGAGCGTGAAGATCTACTCCATGGTCCCCGCTGAACTGACGGACTATCAGCGCGGCGGCAAGCGTTACGGCGACGTGACCGACCTTGAGTACACCACGCAGGAGATGCTTTGCACGCAGGCGAAAGCCTTCACCAAGCATCTTGAGGCGCTGGACGGCAGCGATATCGCCGTGGAGACCGCCGCGGGCAAGTTCCTGCGCATGGAGATCGACGAGCGCGTCGTCCCGATGATGGACAAGTACCGCCTCAAGAAGTGGGTCATGGGCGCTGCGACGCTCAAGCAGATGACCGCGACGCCCACCAAGAGCACGATTGTCGGCGATATCATGGACCTCAAGGGCAAAATGGGCGACAACCTCGTCCCCGACACCGGACTGACGCTCTACATCTCCACGACCTACTTTGTCCTGCTTAAGCAGGCGGACGCCATCGTCGGCCTTGAGGGCATGGGCACGAAGGCCGTCAAGGATGGCAGCGTCGGCACGTTCGACGGTATGAACGTCGTTCCCGTCCCGTCGAGCTGGCTGCCGAGCGGCGTGTACTTCATGATCAAGGCGAAGGGCACTTCCGCCGACCCCGTGAAGCTCACGCAGTACGACGTCATCAAGAAGAGCGTCGGCTACAGCGGCCCCGTGGTGCAGGGCCTCGTTTACTACGATGCGTTCGTCATCGGCAGCAAGAACGTCGGCATCGGCGTTGCGGGCGCAAAGTCCGCCGTGCTGGATGCGCCCTCGATCAGCGTGGCCAGCCACGCAGCGAGCATCACCGCTGTGACCGGCGTGACGTTCCGCTACACGCTGGACGGCACTGACCCGCGCTATTCCAGCACTGCGGAAACCTACAGCGCCGCCGTCACTTTGGCGGAGGGCCAGACGATGCGCGCCGTCGGCACCAAGGACGGCTGCGTCGGCATCGAAGCCACCAAGGACTACGAGTAAACCACTCGGAAGCCGCCAACCAAAGCGGCCAGAGCTAACCCCTCTGGCCGCTTTTTTGCAAATTACAGGAGATCAGGAGAGTTGAACGCATGGCAGCGCCTTATTACAAGCAAAAATTGCCGACCGTCGACTTTGGCGAGTTGAACCCCAAGCAGAAGCAATTCTGTCAGGCGCGCAGCCGCTATGTCGGCTACGGCGGCGCCCGAGGCGGCGGTAAGTCGCACGTGCTGCGCATTAAGGCGCTCGGCGGTGCGCTGACCTATCCCGATATCCGCATTCTGATCGTCCGACGCGAGTATCCCGAGTTGGAACAAGGCATTATCATCCCCATGCGAAAAATGATTCCTGCCGAGATCGCTACCTATAACGGCGGAATGCACATGTTCACCTTCTACAACGGCGCAATCATCAAATTCGGCCACTACGGCAGCGGCGACGACGTTGAGTATCAGGGCCAGGAATACGACTGGATCTTCATCGATGAGGCGACGCAGTTCACCGAAGAGCAGTTCCGCACGCTGGGCGCGTGCCTGCGCGGTGCGACGAAGATCCCGCGCAGGATGTATCTGACTTGCAACCCCGGCGGCATCGGGCACGCATGGGTCAAGCGCCTTTTCATCGACCGGGAGTATCAGGACGGAGAAAAGGAAAAGGACTACACCTTCATCCACGCGACGGTGGACGATAACCCGCAGCTGTTGGAAGCATCCCCGGAGTATAAGCAGATGCTCGATCTTCTGCCCGAGGACGTGCGCCGTGCTTGGCGCTACGGCGACTGGGACGCGCTGGCGGGCACGTTCTTCCCCGAGTTCCGCAAGGAAACGCACGTCATCGAACCGTTTGCCCGCATCCCGGGTGAATGGAAAAAGTACCGCGCATTCGACTATGGTCTCGATATGTTCGCCTGTCTCTGGATCGCGGTGGATTTCGAGGGACGCAGCTACGTCTATCGAGAGGTGCAGCAAAGCGGGCTGATCGTCTCCGAGGCGGCGGCGCTGGCGCTTTCCATGACGCCGCCGGAGGAACGCATCGAATTCACCATCGCGCCGCCGGATATGTGGAACCGGCAGAAGGACAGCGGCAAAAACATGGCCGAGCTGTTCGCGCAGAACGGCGTGGGCCTGCTGCGGGCGAGCAACAACCGCGTGCAGGGCTGGGCGGCGGAAAAGGAAATGCTCAAGCCTCTGCGCGGCGAGAAGGACCGCCCCGGACTTCTGGTGACGAGCAACTGCCGCGCTCTCATCCGAAATATCATGCTCATCCAGCATGACGAGAAGAACCCGAGCGACTGCGCGACCGAGCCGCACAACATCACGCATATCAACGACGCACTGCGTTATTTCTGCATCACGCGCACGCTGGGCGCGCAGCTGCCGGAAGCCGCGGAAGACCCGATGCCCGGCGAGGCGAACGAGGACTACGACGAAGAAATGACCGGCGGCGAAATGGACATGAGCTATCTTTCCTACGGAGGTGAGTAAAACTTGGCACAGATCACGGCAAAGGACAATTCCAGTATTCTGAAAATCAAATCGTTCCTTGGACTGAACGAGAACCCGGACGGCGATACCACGCTGAAAGTCGGCGAGATGGCCGAGATGCGAAACTTCCGCGTGACGCAGGACAAGCACCTGCAAATCCGCCCCGGCTCGAAAACGCTTCTGAGCCTTGCTGACGCACTTTCCTCGCTGAGTGGAGAACCAGCAGGGGGCGAAAGCGAAACGCGCGTATACGGCGTTTGGCGCGGCATTGTGGGGGCTTCCGAGCACATCCTCGCCGTGTACGGTGGACACATTTGGGACATTGACACTGAAATCGGCAGCGCCAGCAATAAAGGGGCTTGCCAAAATAGCGAAGCAACCTTTTTCGGCTTTGGCGGGAAGGTGTACCTGCTGAATGGAAGCGAATACAAGAGCTGGGACGGTGGCAGTGAAACAAGTTTTGAAACCGTCGAAGGCTATGTGCCGCTCATCCAGACGGCGACGACGCCCAAGGGCGAGGGCACGCTTGTCGAAAACGTGAACCGACTGACCGGCAAGCGGCGCGTGCAGTTCTCCCCCGACGGGACGGCGAAGGTGTTCCAGCTGCCGGAAAAGGACATTGCCGAGGTCAGCAGTGTCAAATCCGGCGGCGAGCCGGTGACGGACTGCACGATGAACCTTAAAAACGGGACGGTGACGTTTACCGCCGCCCCCGCCGCAGGGACGAACACCGTGGAGATCGAATACCGCAAGGGCAACGGTGCGCGCAGCGAAGTGACCGGCATGAAATACAGCGAGCTTTTCAACGGCGCGACGGATACCCGCGTGTTCCTCTACGGCGACGGCACGAACCGCACGATCTATTCCGGCGTCCCCTACGACACGGGCAAGGCGAGCGCGGAATACTTCCCCGACCTATACGAGGTGGCCGTGGGCGAGAGCAATACCCCGCTCACGGCGCTGGTCCGTCACTATTCCCGCCTGATGGCCTTTAAGACCGACAGTGCGTGGACGATCATGCACGGCGAGATCAGTCTTGCCGACGACACGAGCACGGCGGCGTTTTACGTGCAGCCGGTCAACCGTCAGTTCGGCAACGAAGCGCCCGGGCAGGTCATGCTGCTGGAAAACAACCCGCTGACACTGGATGCGGGCAGCGTGTATCAGTGGCGCAGCGGCAGCAACTACGCAAGCTATATCTCCAACAACGAAAACAACGCCAAGCGCATCAGCGACCGCGTGGCGGCGACACTCAAGAGCTTTGAGCTGCCGAAGGTGCGCACGGCGAACATCAAGGGCGATCATGAATATTGGTTCCTATTCGGGCGGCGCGCCCTCATCCTGAATTACGCAAATGACGCATGGTATCTCTACGAAGGACTCCCCTTCGACCGCGTTCTCGAATGGAACGGCACGGTGCTCGGCTTTGCCGATGACGGGAAAGTGCTTGAATTCTCCCACAAGTACCGAAACGACGACGGCGCGGCCATCGACTGCTATGCGGCGACCGGCGCGATGGACTTTGACAAGGATTGGCTGCTGAAGTACAGTCCCATGATCTTTGTCGCCATGCAGCCCGCGTCCAACGCACGTATCACCATCACCGTGGAGACGAACCGGCGCAGCGATTACCCCAGCAAGGTGGTCGCCTATAACCTCGCAACATTCCTGCATGTGGACTTCAACCATTTTTCGTTCGCGACGAACCGAAAGCCGCAGGTGAAGAAAGTGAAAATGAAGGTGAAAAAGGCGACGTTCTATCGCCTGATATTCAAAAGCAATTCTGCGAGCGCGACGGCGACGGTCATTGAGACGGATATCCGGCTGCGCTACGCGGGCAATGTAAAGTGAGGAATCACGAATGACAAATCGAAAAATGACCCCGCAGCGCGTGGCGGCGGAATACGATGCGGGCGTGCAGTTCAATACCGGCATCAACCTGTACGACACGGTGCAGACGAATGAGAATTTCTTCATCGGCAAGCAGTGGGAGGGCGTGCGCAGCAACGGGCTCCCTACACCGGTCTTTAACTTCTTAAAGCGCGTGGTGCTGTTCTCCGTCGCCAACGTGTCGACTGATAACCTCAAGCTGCACGCGAAGCCGCTGCCGAGCAGCGGGAAAGCATCGACGAGGGTGCTTGAGCTGTATAGCGATATCTTAAACGACCAGTTTGCCGCCATTTTCGAGAGAAACCAGATGGGCGGCAAGATCCGCGAATTCTGCCGCAACGCGGCGGTGGACGGCGACGGCTGCTTGTTTGCCTACTGGGATAGCAGCGTGGAGACCGGCCAGCAGGCCAAGGGCGCTATCGGCGTGGAGGTGCTGCAAAACACGCAGGTGCACTTCGGCAACCCCAACAGCCGTGACGTGCAGACGCAGCCTTATATCCTCATCGAGCGACGCATGCTCGTGAATGAGTGCAAGGACTACGCCCGCGAATGGGGCGCAAACGCGTCGGACATCGACAACATCACGGAAGACGACCGCGAGGGCAGCAACATTGAGATCGACCAGCTCGGCGGCAATAAGGTCACTGTGATCCTCCGCCTGTGGCGCGACAAGAAGAGCGGGACGATCCACTGCTACGAATGCACGCGCGGCGATGCAGAGATCCGCAAGGAATGGGACCTTGGCATTACCCTCTACCCTATCGTGTGGATGAATTGGGACTACGTGCAGGACTGCTATCACGGGCAGGCGATGATCACAGGGCTGATCCCGAACCAGATTTTCGTCAACAAGCTTTTCGCGATGTCGATGATCTCGCTCATGACGCTGGCCTATCCGAAGATCGTATACGACCGCACGAAGGTCAACAAGTGGAGCAGCAAGGTCGGCGCGGCCATCGGCGTCAACGGCAGCGTTGACGGCGTTGCAAAGATCATCGACCCCGCGAGCATTTCCCCGCAAATCTCGCAGTTTATCGACGTGGCCATCGGCTACACGCAGAAATTCCTTGGCGCGTCGGACGTGGCGCTGGGCGACACGCGCCCGGACAACACGAGTGCCATCATCGCCTTGCAGCGTGCCGCCGCAACGCCGATGGAGCTGACAAAGCAGACCCTTTTGCAGTGCATTGAACAGCTCGGGCGTATCTTTATGGCGTTCGAGAGCGAATACTACGGCACGCGCACGGTCGAGGTGGAGGTACGCGAGATCGGAGAAAAGATTTCCGTGCCCTTCGACTTTACGACCATCCGCAGTATTCCGTGCAGCATCGATCTTGACGCGGGCGCGTCGAGCTATTGGAGCGAGATCGCCAACATGCAGACGCTGGATAACCTGCTGATGCAAGGGAAAATTCCCACGAGCGAATATCTGCGCAGACTGCCGAACGGTCAGATCACCGACCGAGAAACGCTCATCGCTATCACCGAGGCGGCGGAGCGCGGCGTGATGTCAGGAGGCGCGCCCAGCGGCGGACAGGGCGATTCTCCCATGGATCCGAGCGGCTACGCACCCCCTGTGCGCGGCGGCGCGGGGTATGGAAACTTGCAGCGGAAGATCAACGAATCGGGCGAAGTCCCGAGAAGGGAGTAAGGCAAGATGGCGTTTGAAAAATTCAACAAGGATATGAAGATCATCTCCGCGCTCGATGATGAGCCGAACGACGTAGGCGGGCTTACCGCAGCGGAGCTGAAAGCGAAGTTCGACGAGGGCGGCGAGGCGCTCAAGCGCTACATCAACGACACGCTGATCCCGGCGGTCGTTGCGGAAGGCGCGACGGAGGAGCATCGCGAAGAGGCGGAGGCGGCGCGTGTTGCAGCAGAGCAGACAAGGCAAAGCAATGAGGAGACGCGGCAGGCGAACGAGACGTCGCGCATCAGCGCGGAGAACGCGCGCAACGTGTGGGAGAGCTACGACGCTTCCAAAGCCTATGTCGTCGGCAATAAGGTCGCATACGGCGGCAGCAGCTATCTTTGCATCAAGCCATGCACCGGTATCGCTCCGCCGAGCGCGGAATACTGGATGCTCATCGCCCAGAAGGGTGACAAGGGCGACAAGGGCGAGCCCGGTGGTGGCGGCGGTCAGCCTGCGGTAGAGTTCGACCTTTCGGACAAGATTACGCTGAGCCACGATAATCTGTTCAAAAGCAACGTCAGTCTCGGCAACGACAAAAGCATAGGCGAAAGAATCAAGCAGGCCGCGCTCGAGCGCCGCGCGAATGTGACGGTCATGTTTAAGTCCGTGGATGGCGCGTTGGAAAAGGTGACGCTCCAGATGTTCGGCACGCAGAGTGCGATTGAAGACGGAACGCCCACATACGCCCTGACAGGAACATATGTCTTTAGTGGTGTGTTCCCGGTGGACATTATGATCGGAACGATCATTTATGAGACCGACTGCACCGTTGTAGAGCGCATCGACTCTGCGGGCGACAAGCCAATCTACGACCCGGTGGATAAGCCGGACACAACGCCGGATGGAGCGTTTCTGCGGTGGAGCAGTGAACAGAAAAAGTGGGTGGCGGAGAGCGTGCCTGCGGCGGAAGGAGGTTCGTTCTGATGGCGGAATATTTAGTACAGGACACAAGCCTGACAACCGTCGCGGACGCCATTCGCGAGAAGGGCGGGACGACCGCGCCTCTGAGCTTCCCGGCGGGGATGGCGGCGGCGGTGCGCAACATCCAGAGCGGGGGCGGAACTGCCTATGTGGTCGGCACGCCGGTGTCGTTCACGCTCACCGGCTGGGACCCTGACGTGCAGGGGACGACCTACAAGCTGAAAGCCGTTGGATATAAGCCCGGCGCGAACGGCGTGCAGTTGGGGCTGCCGTCCGATTCCTCCACCGCCAACACGCAGGCGGTGGTCGCGTCAGCGTTGACCATCGCGAACACGAACGTCACTGCGCCTGACAAGGAGAAGAACGAGGCCGGATTCACCGAGATTTCCATTCCCGCCGTGAACGCGCCGAGCCGCGAGTTGACCGTTGCCATCTTCGGGCTTGTGGAGGTAGAGCGAGTTAAGGTGACAGCGCCCGCCGTTGTGGGCATCCCCGCGCCCATCGCGGGAGAAAAACCTGTGTACGGCATCAATGGAGAGCAGTTCACTGGTACGATCACATGGTCGCCCGACCTGATCGACAGCAAATTTGGCCCGCAGACTGTCTACACCGCCACCATCACGCTGACGCCGAAGGTCGGCTACAAGCTGGACGGCGTGGCGGCGAACTTCTTCACGGTAGAGGGTGCGACAAGCGTCAGCAATGCCGCAAACAGCGGCGTTGTGACCGCCGTATTCCCGAAAACCGATACGGCAGTGGTGTGGGATAACGATCTATGGGAGGTCACAACACCCGAGACCGGGAAGACCCCTGTTTTGGACTTTACAGGTTCGAACTATACCGGCAAGGTCGTGTGGTCTCCCGAGGCGTCTACATTCGCCGCGTCCACAGTTTACACCGCGACCGTTACGCTGACGCCAAAAGAAGGGTTCACTTTTGACGGCATTCCTGAAAACTTCTTCAAACGCTCCGGCGCAACGAGCGTGACCAATGCTGCGAACAGCGGCGTAGTTACGATCGTATTCCCGGCGACAAAGGAGGCTAAATC